AGACGCAGGTGTTTTAGGGGCTTCAACCATACCCGAAACGCGCATACGCTCTTTAACAGCGTTCCATGCAGCTTGACGAGTTTCAACTGGTAGGGTTGAATTAGCAATCTCACCAATCGCTTGTACAATAAATTCACGGTCTGTGTTAGAAATACCAGCGCCAAGCTTGCCACCAAGTATGTCTTGAGTAAGTTTGGATTCAAAAGTTTTAAGCTGAGAAATTGCTTGAGCACCCTTTGTACTAATACCAATTAAACGACCTGCCAAATCCGTGCCTGCGCCAGCAAAGCTGCCTGTAGACTCTTGAATAAGCTTTGAAATGTTGTCTTTGCCAGTTACAGGGTCATAGCCTGCTGTGGCCAAAGCCTTGCGGTTAGCTTTAACATCAGCTTGCCCTTGAACTTCTTGTGTAACTTCACTTTCAGCACGTTTTTTAGCTCCTGCAATGTTGGCTTGCGTTGTTGGATCGTACTGTAAACGTTGGCCTTCACGTTGAATACCAAGGTTTTGTTTTTGAAATTCGCTAAGTTGCGTTTGCTGAATATACTTATCTGCCTCTAGCATTAACGCGGTTTTATTTTGAGGCGTAAATTGAGTAGGAACAATTTGCGCTAGACCAGGTAATTTGCTGATAGCTTGTTGACGCCAAATGTCGTATGTAGCTTGATCATTAACTACACCTAAAGTATCTCTAGCATTTTTAACTAACTGTGCTTCTAAATCCGCTACTTGCTTATCTGCCGCCGCACGTTCCTTATTTAGCGCAAAGCGTTGTTTCTCAAACGCCATGCCTTGTTTAGGAGATATTTCGTACATTTTACGGATAGCTTCTGGTGAGCTAAGGTCTAAGCCACCTCTTACTAGCTCACGCAAAGCATTTTCTTCGGCTAAACCGCGCTGATATTCTTGCATTTTTAATGCGTTTACAGCGACGTCTTGCGCTTTTGCAAACTGATTAACAGGGCTTTCAAGTTGTATAGGTTTAATACCTAAGGCGATGCTCGGATCAATCGTAGCCATGATTTATCTATAACCTTCCATATTTAAAAGTTCAGGCCCTGCAAACCCTGGGGTTGCAGTTGATAACCCACCACCACGCAATGCGTTTAGTAGCTGATTTTGTTGGTAGAAATTAATGCCTTGTCCTAAAGCACCTGTAATAGCGTTTGCTTGACCAATCTGACCTGCTGCGGCTGCGTTACCTGCGCCGATAAGGTTTGAGCCCATTTGTTGGCCAAATTGACCTGCGGCTGAACCAATTGTGTTAGCAGACGTTTGACCTACGCCAGCCAAACTAGCGAATGGGTTCAATGTGTTAGCGCGCTGTGTTTGATAGCGATTAAACGCATTTTGATATTCTTGCGACGCCAAGTCTTGACCATAGCGTTGAGCGCCTTTTAGTGTTGCACCTGACAATAGACCACCTCTTGCAGCGGCTGAACGATCTAACGCTTTCATGCCTTCAGCCATACGGAACGCGTAGCCTGGGTCTTGATTGGCTAAGAAGTTAGCAGGCGTAAAGTCAGCAGTGGCGTATCGCCCATAGCCTGGTGCAGTTTTAGTACCGCCTACACCTAATAGCTCAAGCAAACGATTTTGACCTGCTAAACCGCCTTGTCTAAACGGCTCTTGTAGCTCAACTTGACGCTCAAACATAGCTCGTTGCGCGTCTGTAGCCGCTGCGGCTGCTCCTGCTTGCGTTGCGGCTGCTGATTTAGCAGCGCGTGATGAGTCTAGCCCACCACCGATAGACGCGCCAATAGCGGCGCCTGTTGGGCCACCTAACGCAAAACCCGCTGCACCGCCTACTAATGTTCCGACTGCGCTTCCCATAATTTTCGCTCCAATTTAATTACGCCGTCGTCACGGCTAACTTCTTGAAAACCAAAATGTTTTGCTAAACGCAAAGACGGTTGATTTTCTTCTTTAATCCTGATAATCGTAGTGTCGTATTTTTCTGCCATTTTAGCAAGAAAGTTATTAATTTCCGACCTAATACGCCATTTTCCACGCTTTTCAGGTACTACAAACAAATCAAATTCATTACCTACTGCTAAAAATACGCCACCGTTAAACGGTGTTATTTCAGCTTGTTGTTCTACTAAGTGCCTAGTTTTATCATCGCAAGGCAATCCATCTTTAGATAGATGCTCTTTAATGACATTCCAAACACTGTCGTTAAGCATTAGCTTGTAATCTCACGTCCAGACACGCGCATATTGATGGCTGTGGCTGTTCCTGCAATCGTTGAAATAAAGTCGCCTGCCATCAAAATTTGACCCACCAACTCAGGGAAGGTATACACCTCAGATGGTTGCAAGGTCTTGGTCTTGGTGATCAAGTTGGCGTTACCTGCCGTGCCTGCAGTCGTCACTAAGTTAACGCTGATTGTTGCAGCAGTTGCGCTGTAATTGGTCGCAGTGAACTTGTCAATAATGGTCGTCACATTATTGGCGGTGTATTGGGTTGTTTGCGTCGCTTCGACAATCTTTGCCGGTACGAGGACTTTTGCGGTTACTGTCATGCTGTGACTCCCTGAAGTGTTGGTTTGGACACTAAGTCCATTGTAACGATAACTGATGGCGTTGCGGGGCGTACAGGCCCTGTTTGCGCTGCAATGTACTGAATTGTAGTGCTAGTGTTAGTGGTCGACCACATCAGTTCAATATATTCATCAGCGGCTAAATCAATAAACAAATTTAACGCGGCGATTAAGTGGCCATCTACGCCGCCATGTCTGTTTGGTATAGAAAATTGGCTATTGCTATCAGGCACGTTTGTGCCATTCTTACGCATCCAAATATCTGTATCGTGGATATTATTGTCAGTATTAACAAACTGAACGCTGAACTGCACGTTGTAAACCCCAGCAACTTCCGCTTTTAGCTTAGATCTGCACGTGCCTGTAATGGTCGTAGAGGCTACTGTTTGTGATGCGCTAACAACATACGTGCCTGTGCTACCGTCTGTACCAGTGGTTTGCGACACAATGTAAGTGCCTGCCGTAACGCCTGTACCAGTGATGACCATGCCTGGGTAAATAGGGCCAGAGGTGATGGCTGTCACAGTCATGGTTGTGCTTGCAGGGCCAATAGACGCGGTAAACACTGCGGTTCTATCTTCCAAAGTGACGTTTTTGCTATACGCTGTGGTGTCGTAAACGATTGGAAACGCTGTTGTATTAGAGCCGTCAGGCTGATTGGCAGTGCTATAAAAGCTACCGTAGATTAACTGTGGCACTTGCGGTGTGTGTATGGGCGCAAGCGCTAACCCTTGCACTTGCTTTTCAAGTTCTGCAATCTGTGACACCAAGGGTGAATCCGACGGCGCAGCAGGTATCAGGTTGTTAATTTCAGATGTAATGTCAAACTGCTGATTAGGTGGCCCAAGTTGTAGCTCATCTAATGACACTGGATTAGAGCCTGCGCCTGTCAGTTCAAACAAATTTAAGAAGAAACGATACCATTCGCGTGATACCAACCCTGTCGTAGGGTCAATCAGCGCTACCCGTGGGGCGGGTAATTTGGTGACGTTTAGTGGACTGACCATTACGAGTTCGTTCCATCAACGATAAGTTCAGCACCCACAATGGCAATCTTGACTGGATCAGTGCCTGACACTTCATACACGCGGTCACGCAGTTTCAAGGTCATGCCAAGGCGACGCCAGAACGCACGATAGCCAAACGCGCCAATCTTACCCATCTTAGTCCAATGTTCGTTAGACCATGTGTGACCGCCATCGTCTGACCAACGCATCATCACCTCTGGGTCGCTGCCTTGGCCTAAGTTCAAGCCAACGCCTGTTTCGCAGTTGAGTTGTAGGCTGTGTTGAGCCGTACGCTTGAGGTTGTTCGTGCCTGATGGCAACGCTCTCCATGAACGCAACCACTTCTGAATCGCACCGTTGTCGCTATTAACATCTAGGTCAAAAGCGTAAAGGTTGCCGTTTTCATAGTCGCCGACAATGATTTCGTTGTTAAAACTCATCTGGCAGTTACTGCGATGGCGTGTGAATAGACCATTCACCCAACCTGCTCGCTCATGCCATGACTGCGTAACGATGTCATACACCCACGTCTTGCCTGCGCTTGGGAAGTTAATAACGTAGAAAGTATGGCCGTCTTGCTGATAGGTGTACGCCACCGCATCGCTGATGGTGCCGTAGCTTTGAATTTGCCACTCAATAGAGTGGTTAGAGGCACGGACACCTGTGTAGCCGTTAGACCTGTAGATAACACCTCTACCACGCGTGTCAGAACCTAGCCAAAACACGCTGTTGTCAGCTTTGGCTACTGAGTATGGTGCAGCGCAGCCAATCTCGTTAGAAGCGCCTTGGATACGTGCTAAAGGGAAGTCAGGCGTACCTGCGTCGTACCACACCTCGATTGAGTTAGTGCCAAGCAACCACACCTCACGGTTGTTGACCACCAAGGATGTTAGCAAGTCAGGAGCACCTTCAGCACTAGCAAAGTCTAGTGGATCAACGGACAAGCCATCTAGCAAGCTAGTGACCCAAACCTTTTGGCTGTTGGGCTCGTTAAATACGAAGTAACCGTCTAGGTAAGCCACAGTCACTGCGCCTGGGAAGTCAGGGTCAGTGATTTGGCTAAACACGTTGGTTGTGTTGTTGTAAATGTAGCTAGGGCCATTGGCTGCAATGAACAACTGCGTACCATTATCAGCGATGCTGACTGGTCCAGTACCTGCCACAGTGCCTAATAGCGTGGCGGTGTAAGTCCCATCAATCTTGTAGAGTTCGTTGCCTGATACCACAAACGCTGTTGTAGAGTCGGGCTGGAAGTCCCACAGACCACGGATTGGGCCGTTACCGATGGTCGCTAGTAAACGCAAGCCAGGCGCGCGTTGCAACCACCCAGCCGTCTGACCTTCGTTTGGGATAGCCTCAGGGTAAAGGTTAATCATGCGGTTATCCGCCGCGTTAACACTGCGAGCGACGTACGCCTGTCCTAAGATAGGCGTCTGCATTAGTAGTTACCCGCGAAGATGTTAAAGCGTTGACGAGTCGCAACCAAGCTGTAAGGCAAGGACATGATGTCGTCAGGATTGTTGATGCGCTTCAAGTTGCGCTTAGATGTCATCGCAATGCGTGACACCTGTGGGTTAGGGTTAATACCGAACTCGGCTGCAATCTCAAGCGCTAGGTTGTACTTAAACGCTCTCAAGTAGCCAGGCGGCATGGTGATGTCAGTTGACAAGCTAGGTACGTTAACGATTGGCTCAACGGACACAAAGTGGAACTCTAGTGGCTTGGTAGGCACTGGGTACACGTACACTTCAATGTCAGGGTAAGTCATGTTAACCCACATCACCTGCGGATATGTTGACGTCACTGTTTTAACAGCGATGCCGTTGTATTGTTGCTGGTTGATCAGCTTGATACCAAACGAGATGTTGTTCGCTGGATCGCGGAAATAAGTAGAGTCATC